TGCTATCCGGTGAAGTATCAATCAGCGTTCTATCCGATTGGAGCTAAAACATGGCTGATGTAGACAAAGAACGCGAGGCTTTCCTTGCCAAAATTGGCCAAGTAGAGCTAAGCGAAAAAGCACCAAAACCAACAACTAAGAAAGATGAGGAATAGCGATGGCTGTTTTTCTTAATAACAAAGTTGGTCTTAAGATTAACGCTGTTGATCTGAGCGACCACGTAACAAGCGTTACACTTAATCAGGCAGCAGATGAGCTTGAAGTTACCGCTATGGGCGATACAGCTCACAAGTTTGTTAAAGGCTTGGAATCTGGAACGCTTACTGTTTCATTCTTAAATGACACAGCAGCATCAAACGTAATGGCAACCCTTCGCGCAGCATTTGGAACAACTGTGGCAGTAAAGATGCTTCAGGAAAAACTAACTGCTGTCGGTGCAACCAATCCGCTTTACACCTTTGATATTTTGGTCAATAATCTGACCCCAATCAACGGTGGCGTTGGTGATCTTGGAACACAGGACATCACCTTTACGCTAAACTCTGTTGTAACGATTGCCGATAGCGGCACGTTCTAATTTAACAAAGGGGCACAAATGGCAAGAATAATAGTAACAAGGGCTGATGGAACTAAGAGCACACACTCTGTAACACCATCTGTTGAATATGCTTTTGAGCAGCAGTTTCGTAAAGGGTTTCACAAAGCCTTTCGCGAGGATGAAAAACAAGAGCATATTTATTGGCTTGCATGGGAATGTCTACGCCGCGCAGATGCGCCTGACGTCAAACCTTTTGGCGCAGCGTTTCTAGAAACTCTAGCTGCTGTGGATGTGGTGTCAGATGATTCCCCAAATGGCTAACGCGCGATTCCTTCACGTATAGAATTGCTCAGTTGAGCATCCATACAGGGATCGCGCCTAGCGAGTTTATCAATATGGACACAGATTTACTAAAGGCTTTTTACGAAGTCTTAAAGGCACAGGCAAGAGAGCGAGAAAATGCCAACAGAGGTAAAAGGGGTCGTAGAGGCTAGGAAGATATTGCGTAAACTAGCCCCTGAAACCCTTAAGGCATACAACGCACAAATTGCTGCGCCATTAAAAGAAATCACTAAGGCAGCGCGTAGCGATGTGCCTGGCACAATTGAAAACTTATCCCGCTTTACTTATCCAGGATATGAGCGCAAAAGTCGCACAGGTCGCAACAGGGCTTTTCCTAGCTTTGAAGCCAATGTGGTCAGACGTGGCTTAACTTATTCACTAGCCAAAAGTAAAAGCAATCGCACAGGCTGGTCATCACTTGTTAGCCTGTTAAACAAATCTGCTGCTGGTGCAATTATAGAAACTGCTGGCAGACAAAACAGATATGGCAGCTCGCAATCTAAGTCAAATAACCCTGATGCTGGTAGACAGTTTATTGAAAACTTAAATAACGGCATTGGCAATCTAGAGCAGACGGGTCGCACGGCTAAAACATCAGGTCGCTTGATGGGAAGAAACTTAGTTGAGGATCAAGGCAAAGCTAAGGCCACAGTATTAAAAGTATTACAGCAAGTAGCAGCTCAAGCCAATGCAGAAATAGCGAGGTTGTAACGTGGCAATTGTATTTCCCATAGTTACAAGTTACAACGATAAAGGCACAAAGAAAGCGGATGATGCCTTTACCAAGTTAGGCAAAAAGTTCCTTGCCGTTTTCTCAGTTGCTAAGGTTGTTCAGTTTGGTAAGGCTTCAGTTCAAGCATTTAGCGATAGCACAAAAGAAGCCCAATTATTAGCCACACAGTTAAACGCAGTCAATCTAGGCTTTTCTTCACCATTCATTAATGAGTTTATAGACAAGTTAGAACTGGCTACCGGGGTTGCGGGCGATAAATTAACTAACGCATTTATCAGCCTATCGCAAGCCACAGGCGATGCCACTACAGCTCAAAAGATTTTATCAACAGCCTTAGATGTAAGCCTTGGAACAGGTAAAGACCTAAACACAATCACCAATGCTTTGCAGCGAGCTTACAAAGGCGAAACAACTGCACTAGCCAGATTACGCATTGGCTACACCACAGCAGAACTTAAAGGCCGTAAGTTTGAGGATGTAATTAAAGATCTGCAAGAAAGATTTGATGGCGCAGCAGGTAAGGCAACAGACACCTTTGCAGGCAAGATGGCAAGACTTAGCGCAGCAGTTGAGCAAGCGAAAGAAGCATTTGGTGAAGGATTAGTAAGCGGCTTAGAAGATGCAGATATTGCCATTGAAGATTTACAAGAAGGAATCATAAATCTAGGCCAAGCACTAGGTGATTTAAGCGCAGCAGTAATTGAGTTTGGCAAAGATGCTAAAGATACATTCCAAGATATAGTAGACAGCGCACCATTTAAGGCTTTAGGTGCATTGTTTGAAGGCTTCACACGCTTTGTAATCGGTGGTATTGTTATGGGTGATCCTGGCGAAAGCTTTGCATCAGCTACGGCAAGAATCCAAGCCCAAGAGCGCAAGCGCGAGGAAGAACGCAACCGCGCGCGCTTAAGAACACAAAACGCATTGACGAAGGCTGAGGCTAAAACTGCTTCACAACGCCTAGCTGCTGAAAAGAAAGTAACTGCTGAAAAGAAAAAACAAGCTGCTGAAGCAGGCATAATTAATGAAATTAACAAGCGTTTTGAATTAGATCGTATTCAAATTGCTGCTGCCCTTGGTGGTCAAATCAACGATGTAGAACGCCTACGACTTGAGCTAATGCAAGCCATTCTTGATGAGGATGTCAAGCGAGCCATTATCCTAGAAGGTCAGTTAATCAAGGCTGAGGCTGCTGCCAAGGAATTGGCTTTATTACTTGATAGCTTAGATACTATGGTTGGTGATCCCTTTGCCGATTGGCCTGGAACAATAAACCGAATAAAAGAATTGTTATCTGAGTTAAAAATAAAAATACCAATTGAAACTTTATTTGCCGAAAAAGGTCTTAGATTAGATCAAGACACAATGACAGTAACTAAATTAGAAAACATGAGTGTTAACGCTAATACTGTTACATTAGCAGGCCCAGTAAACATCTTGGGCGGTAACTCAGGTTCAACTGGTTTAAGTGGTGATATTTTAGATGAGTTCCATCGCGGTTTGGTTAATGCAATAAATGCGGTGAATGCACACGCAGCAGCAGTTGGAGCATTAGCTGATGCAGAACTATTGCTTGCTGATTCTTTGCTTGGCCCGGGCAATGTCTCTACTGATGGAACAGATATAAATATAACTGTCATGGGATCAGTTGTAACCGAAGATGATTTAATTCAAAGCATTATTGATGGTTTATTAGCTGCACAACGTAATGGACAAGGCATCTTTTTAACGCCTTTGGCACTATAATGCCAGCGCCACAAATACGGGTCTTTGTTGACTTTGATAGCGATACCGCTTTTGAGATTAACCCTTTAATTTTAGATAGCGCTACTGAAGGCATATTAGGCACTAACACGCTAGGTTCAGGCACGTTGCCCGTTGAAATTACTAACTTGGTTACAAAACTTAATATCAGACGTGGGCGCAATCGCATAACATCACAATTTGAACCTGGAACTGCTAGTGTCGTTTTATATGATCAGAATGGTGATTGGAATCCAACTAATCCTGCAAGCGCGTATTATCCAAACTTAGTGCCTTTACGTCAGATTATTATTTATGCCACCTACGCCACGCAAAACTATTTTCTATTTTCAGGCTTTATTACAAACTATGACACAGGCTTTAGGCAAGGCAACGATGAGCTAAGCACAGTAACTCTGAAATGTGTAGATGCTTTCAAGCTGCTCAATGGTTCAGGAATCTCAAGTGTTGCAGGATCAGGGGTGCAATTATCAGGAGCTAGGGTCAATGCCATTTTAGATGAAATTGAATGGCCTATTAGTTTGCGTGAAATAGATGCAGGAGATTCAACTCTTCAGGCAGACCCAGGCACAGACAGAGATGCGCTCCAAGCCCTGTTCAATGTGGAACAAAGCGAGTTTGGCGGCATCTTCTTAGATGGTAATGGCAAAATCAATTTTGTGAGCCGTAATAACCTTATAGCAGCACCAGCGTTTCCTGTGTATGAGTTTAGCGACCAAGGCACAGACATCTCTTACACCAATGCAGTTGTTGCTTTAGATGATACAACTTTAATAAATGACGTAACTATTACGCGCCTGAATGGCACAGCTCAAAATGCTTTTGACCAAGATTCCATTGATAAGTTTTTCCTACATTCTGGCAAACGCTCAGACTTATTAATACAAACAGATGCTGAAGCACTAGACCAAGCCGAAGGCATCCTAGCCACACGCAAAGACCCAGAAATACGCATAGATAGCATTCAACTTAACCTTTACGATGATGCCAACCCTAATAAGCCATTGGCAGGGGTAGACATAGAATTGCTTGATGGAGTAACAGTTACGAAGACAACCCCAGGCTCTACCAGCGTGGTGCAATCAAGCCTAGTAAATGCCATCCATCACGACATTACCAAGTCATCCTGGATGACTACCCTATACACCACCGAACCACTATTAGCAGGCTTTGTCCTAGATTCCGATGTATCGGGTATACTAGGTGAAGACGTGCTGAGCTACTAAGGAGAACAAATGGCAGGCGCAGGATATAAGCTGTTTAACACAGGCGATGTGTTAACGGCAGCTCAGGTTAATACGTATTTAATGGAGCAATCAGTAATGGTGTTTAACAATGCTGCTGCTCGCACAACAGCCCTAAGCGGTGTTGTTGCTGAAGGAATGCTAAGTTATCTAAAAGACACCAACGCAGTTGAAGTTTATGATGGTGCTAACTGGGTTGCTTCAGATGATCCTAATGCAATTCAAAACAGCATTGTGGATGCCAAAGGGGATTTAATTTCCGCTTCAGCCGACAATGTGCCAGCTCGTCTCGCAGTAGGTAACAACGGCGAGAGTTTAGTTGCTGATTCCACGGCCTCTACTGGTCTGGCTTATTCTCCAAGCGGATTAACTCAGCCAATCATCAATGGTGCTTTTGATATAGCGCAAAGAGGCACAACCACTACAACATTATCATCGACATTTTTGTTGGATAGATGGGCAGCCTCGGTAAGCGGTGGGGCAACAGGAACTCAGGAACGCGTAGCGGGTTTAACAGTAGGAACTCAAGTGTTTCAATATGCTTGGAAATTCACAGCAAGCAGCAACTTCACTTTTATGCAAATGGGACAACAAATTGAATTTTCAAATTGTTATTTGTTACAAAATCAGCAAGTAACGATTTCTTTTTACGCGCAAGCAAATAACAGTAACGCTGCTTCAACCGCTTTAATTGTTCGAACAAGAACGGCTGCTGGTGTGGATGCTAGTTGTTTATTTTCGGGAACTGCCGTCGGAACAACGCAAACAATAACAACCAGTGCGGCTCGATATTCGATAACTAGAACGCTTCCAGCAACATTTGGTGCTTTATCGCTTGAGTTTGTGTTAGGAACTTCAGGTGCTTCGGGTGATGGTTTTACCATTACAGGTATCCAGATTGATAGGGGTTCAGTCGCTCTTCCGTTTCGTCGCGCAGGTGGAACACTCGCAGGGGAGTTAGCCGCTTGCCAGAGATATTACTGGAGAACAATCGGACAGGCTGGCGCTAGTAATGATTTGCTTCCTGCGACAATGTTTACAACCACTCAAATCACGGGAATTGTTAGATTTCCTGTTCCAATGAGAACAGCCGCAACCGCTACATTTAGCGCGGCTGGTGATTTTGAGTTTGTTTGGTCTGCTGGAACAAGCACCATAACAGCAGCAAACATAGACCGAACATCCTCAGAAAGTCTTAATTTAAGACTTACCTCATCAGGACTTACTGTTAATGGCGCAGGTTATGTAGCAATTAAATCAGGTTCAACTAAGTGGCTGGAAGCGAGCGCAGAACTATGACATTTACTTACACAGAAGAAGAATTTGTTATTGTAAAAACTGATACCAAGGGTCAATCTTGGTTCATACCTAAAGATGACTCTAATTCAGACTACCAACGCTATCTTCGCTGGCTAGAAAACCCAGATGCCGAAGAAGGCGGAACACTCT